CACCGTTCGGTCCGAGATGGTGCCGTGTGTATGTTGCGAGCTCTTCAATCGAGTCGTGTAACGGTTGCACGCCTATTGCTACTTGTCGGCCTGCCCACCGTGCGGTGAACCCTGTGATCTTTTCGAAAATTGCGAAGAGTGCAACGATGAGTGATGCGACACCAACGAGGATTCCGATGGTGATGCTTATTGTTTGGATGGTTTCAAGCGCCCCGAACATGATCGCATCAGCCGCCGAGGGAAACGATTGCAGCGGCAAGACCATCTGTGATTGCTGCTTTGATCTCTGGGATCGTCCCAGCAGGATCAAGCCTGACTGTGATTTCATCGGAGATGGCTTGTGCAGCCACAACCTCGGGTGCGGGTGATGCAACCCACGGTTCGTAGGTTGCAAGCCCTGTGAGCAGTGTGATCGTGGGCGGGTTGGTGGTGTGGTCTGTGACTGTTGCTGTGCCGTCGCCGTGATCTTCTCTGCTTTGGACGAGCACCCCATCGGTGTATGTGTTTTCCATTATGCCCACCTTGCTCTCACATGGTAATTGTGTGTTGCGACTGTGCCTGCTGCACCGAAAATGTCTGGTGCTGTGGCTGTTGCTGGCAAACCTGTTGCTACTAGCCCGCCTTGGCCTGCAAGGTACTGCGAAACCTGATAGGGGTTGCCTGCTGTACCGGAGATTGTTGGGAACGAGTTTACGGTGCCTGCTATCTGCCGCAAGGTTGGTGCGGTGCCGCCAGTGGGTAGCACGAACGCACAGCAGTAACGGCCTGGTGGGAGCGTCACGTTGATCGTTGCCGCTTGAATACCAAGGGCATCAACAGCCACGGTGCCAGCATCAACCACAAGGGTTGTTGGGGTCCATGATGTGTTGGCGTTGTAGATACCCATGCGCAACAGTTTCCCTGCAGAACCAGCAGTGGTAACAACTTCTACTGCGAGACGGTCAAGTGTCGCTGTGCTATCAACAAACCAAGGCTCATACCATAGGCGGTCTTGTGATTGTGATGCAGTGCCTTGCCCTGTTGGGCGCAACCCTGGTATCCCATACGACTTCACGCCTGATGGTGCGATGAACGCTGGTGCAATCGCTTCAGCGGCAGCCCACTGCTGATCTCCACGCAAGAAAGTGGTGGCTGATGCTGTACCACTGGATGCCAGAAAGTTTGTGCCAATCAGGTTGGGCACATCGTTTGTGCGCCCCGGTCCGAGCACGAGCACTTCACCTGTTGAAGCGTTCACCCTTGTTACTCGTGCAACGTTTTGCACTAGGTCTGTTGCTGCTGTTGGGCGTGTGTTGGTTAGCCCTCCACCTGGTGCAACAAACATGCCGCTGTTGATTGTGTAGCCGAGAGTGTTGAGGCCAGTGATGGTGCCCATGACCATCACAAGCCCAAAAGCATTCACTGCGAGGTCTTGGTATAGCAAACCTATTGCAGGCATCTTTGCTGACACTGATGCATCAGCTGCAGCGATCTCAATGACAGCAGTAGAACCCACTGTGCCTGTTGCGTAAACAGGTGTGCCTTTGGTGAGTGCCCCACCAGAAGTGTTCTTCACGCTTACCTGCAAGGGCACATCGTCAGTCCATGTGGAATCGCCACGCAAGAAGGTTGTTGCGTCTGCTGTGCCTGATGCCAGTCGTGCGGGTGAGAAGATCCCGGCTGTGGTCTGCGTGGCGTTGATGCCACTGAGGGTCACGTTTGGTGTTGTGGTTGGTGTGCCTGTGATGACCACAGGTGCAGTAGCAGTCACACTGGTAACGGTGCCTGACCCGCCACCGCTCGACGTTGTTACTGAGCGGTCGATGGTGATCGTGATGCCACGGCCAGAGGTAAGCGTGATCGGTGGTTTAGATGATTGGATCGTTACTGTGGTCATGTCAGAGCGTCCAATCCTGTACAACGAACAAGCCTGCGCAGAGGGCAACATCGTCGGTGCCGTCGTTCCATTGCATCGCCCACCAGTAGGTGCCAGGGGCGAGTGTGGTGAGGGTTTCGCTGATGCGTATGTTGAACTGTCCGAGCGCAGCGTTTGTCTTTGTCACGGTGAACGTTTTGAGCGCAGTGTCAGAGGTCGGTGCAGCGGTAACTTCTGCGGTGATCGTGATGTTGGTGATGTCTATCGCAGCGCCTGTTGCGGTGAGGGTTGCGGTGAAGTCATCGGTCCATGTGGTGTTCTCACGAACAGACCAGTTGACTTGTGCTCCGGTGTCGTCGAGCTGTACTTGTGCGCTCATAGGTCGGGCCCCTTTGTGCTTGTGTTCATTGATGCTAGACCGATGCCGAGTAGTGCACCGATGACACCCAACCAGAGTGCTGCGGTGCGTTGGTCGATGATGCCGTAGGCGGTTACGAGTGGGACTGCTGCGGTGAGCACACGGTAAATCCAAGCTCGTGTTGCTTCGTCTTTGAGGCTCATCCGATTAGCGCTTTGGCTTGTGGGATTGGTAGCACAACCGTCGGGATCGAGGGTGCGCTCTCTCGTGCTTTGTTGAACTCTTGTGGTGTTGCGAACTGGCAGACGTTGCCGTTAACCAACAGGAACAGGCCGAGGCCCTCGGAGATCATAAACATGGGCGCATCCTTGCGATAGGTGTGAACAGGTATAGGTGGCGGTGATGGTGTGCCGATGCATAGCTGCATTACTCGAGCACGCATCTCATTACCGCTGATCGTGTGCATATCAACTTTTCTATTTGGCGCCCACTCTTTATGCATACAACAATCAGCAACCAGCGCAGCGTTATAGCTGATGAGTGCTGCTGTTACCTCTGCAACGTTTTGCAGTTGGTCTGGTCGCCACGGTTCAGCCACCGTGCCAACATTCTCTACCTCGATACCCCAGTAGGCGGTGTTGCCGACACTGCTACCGTTCCACCTGCCAGCACCAGCGTGGTTGGCACGACCTGCAGCAATCACCACGTTGCAGTTATCACGACCGGTAAGAACATGGCAAAGCGGGCCGGGAAGGTCTGGTCTGCCGTTCACCACAATGTTGAGTGATGGTAGGTTGCGCCCCATTGCTGATGCGGTGTGATGCCACATCACAGCCCTCGGCGCAAACAACGCTGAACCACGAGTTTGCCAGCCTGGTTGTTCCTCAACCACAAGACCAGCGTTGCGAAGTCTGTCAGCAATCCCTGTGTCTCTCATCTTTCACCCCCACGCATGACCACGCACCCAACCCACAGCAAGCTCACCAATCTGCACAAGCTCATCCGTATTCACTGCCGAAAACCAGATTGTGCTGCCGTCCATCACAGGATCGAAGATGGCGGTTGCAATCGTGTCTGTATACAACGCTGATACTGCAAGCGTTGATGGGTCAACACGTTGAACAACTGATGAGCTTCCAGTAACGTACAGATAGTTGGCATCAAACGTCACACCTGAAATACCCGTTGTGATGACTCGTGTTGTAGCGTTTGTTAAAACATTGACTCTCCAAAAACCGATGCCTGCTCCGCCTCTGGAACAGACCCACAAGTAACCAAAAGCGTAAACACATTGCTGCGGGTCTGTTACAGCTGTGATTGTCGAAACATAGGCGTTTGAAGAATCAAGGCCATACACAGCATCGTTGCCGTAGTTCGTCAGCCAAAGAAGCGTGCCATCGTAAGCTGCTGTTTGCGGACCATCAGAATACCCAGCTGGCGCAGCCTTGCTAATGTTCGTGAAAGCAAAAGTTGTGGGATCGACTCGTGATGTGACACCGCCACCGGCAAAGCGTGAAGCGATTAGGTCGCCATCAGCGAAAGACACCCCGTTGTAAGTGATTCTATATTCAAGCTGTTGGTCCACAGTGTTTGTCGCAGGGTTGATGCGTTGCAAACCGTAATTTGTGCCGATGGATGATGCAGCGCAAGAAACCCAAACATTGCCAAACCCGTCTTGCGTGATACTGGTTGGGTTTTCAGCAAATGTGATCGTGGCGATCACAGCACCCGTTGAAGGATTCACACGGCTAACAGTGGTGTCAAAAATGTTTGCACACCAGATGGACCCGCTGTTATACAGCGTTCCTTCGGGGCGGTTGCCAACAGCAACCCGCTGCAACTCCTTATAAGCCATCTCAGATCATTCCCACAACAAACGCCCAACAGGTTGCACATCCTCGCCAGAAGCAAACGCCGCCCACACCTGCACACTCAACTGCCCGCCACCAACACCCTTATCAACCAGCCTAAAAGCCAACTGATCGTTAGTCTGGAAGGTGTGATCCATAGCCAACCATGTTGAAGTGAACTCGCCAGCAGCGATGTACATGGACACATCTATCTGCGCACCGTTCTTCAACATGATCACCTGAATAGCAGAAGTCAGGGCACCTAGCTGGGAAAGTTTGATGTAAGTGAGACGTACAGGCCGTTGGAAAACCTCGGCAGTAGACTGCCCCTTCAAAGGGTCATCCGTGTAACTCACAAGTTCACCCTGTGAAAACCCGTCAACACGGTACAACTGCACAAGGCCACTCGTTCCACCATCAGCCAACCAGCGTGAAGGGGTCGCAACCTTAGACAAACCAGCCAACGCCCCTGGCACCCCACGCTGAAGCATCGCAGCGATCCTGTCAGCATCCTGCTCTGATGCTGAATCAAGTTCAAACGAAAGTCCAACAAACCCGTTTGAATCCTCAGACACATCCAACGTTTTTAGGCGCAAACTTTCAGCCCCAAAACTGTTCTTATATAAAACAATGTTGTCGCCAACCTGATAGTTCAAATAGGGTGAATCACCAGCATAAATGGCAGACACTGACACAGACTCTGTGCGAGCTGCGAATAGTTCAAGTTGTGCTCTAGCTATCGCTTGCGCTGATGCAAGGTCACGTGCATCAGCGATAGAAAACGCTGCCTCAATAATCCCGTACAACGCAACTTGTGTTGAATCGGTGGAAACGAACTGACCATTAGAATACGTGCAGATAAGGGTGTTGGGTTGTGGTGGGCGTTTGTCACGCGTCACCGCTTGCAGGTTGACACTAAGTTCAAGACCGGCACTGGAAATGCCGCCACGCCTAGAAGCAAACGCATCCAACGTTAGTCCTGCTGCGCGCATCACGAACTCGTAACCCAAATCTTGTAACTGAGTCAGCACATTCCAGATCGTGTCACCCACGCGCACGGTAAACACACCTAACGTCGGCCAGCCTTCCCCGTAGGAATCTTGTGTGGCACTGAACCCGACATTGAACCCTGCAGGCAAAGAACCGCGTGCAATGGCCTCGTTTATCAGTGTGATCAGCACAGTGCCTGCTGTTGGGGTTGGGATCGCTGCAGGGTTATCCAGTGCAACCCAGCTGGTATCTGATGCCATGACCAGTGTCGAACTTGTTAAAGGTGTTTCCGGTGACTGGATTGAATGCAGGTTCAACGCAAAGCAGTGTTCACGGTTCACTGTTGCAAGGGTGCCAGGAAGGTATGAAAGATCGGGGCCTGCAATGTGGTTCAGTTCAACAGCAAACACGTGTGCGCCTGCGGTTAGTTCGATCATCGCCCGCCAAGGTGAACGCCACGACTCCGAATATTCTTTGGAGTCGTATAACTGGATTCCGTCAACATAAACTTTGCCACCAGAAAACATTGCAACCCAAAGGTCATACAGGCCATCTGATGCAACAGTGAACGTTTTTTTGAACAGGGTGGTTCTAACGGCTGATGCTGCGATCCTGCCAACAAAACCTTGGATGGGTGTGGTTGACCCGATAGGCCAACCGTCAGGCGGCAACCATGGTTCAAACCATTCAGGCTGTGTGTTAGGTGTGCGCCACGCCAAAGACATTGTGTATGAGCGTTCTGTTGCTGCAGCCCAACCAGCAGTGGAACCTTCAGCGGAGTGCCATGCGAACGTGCGCAAATCTGATGCAGGGACTTTGCCTAAACCGTTCTGCGGGTAAACGCTCGCACGGTCCAGAATGGACCGGATGTCCAAACATGTGACTTCAAAGACTTTGCCAGAATCTTCAATGTTTGTTTCAACAACTTGTGTGGAAACGATACGACCAGTCCACGCCAGCGTTGTGCCGAGCGTGAAACGTAGGTGCCTGCCTAGTGTCATACTGGATGTTGCACTGATATCCGCTGCAGTCCCATAGGGCATGCTGATCTTGCCTTGGCCCAGAGAGTCCAAGCTGTCTTGCCATTTGCGTGAACCAAGGATGGTGGTTGGTGTGGAGATCGCAGTGGCGTTGTTTGTGTCGAACAGTTGCACGCTGATAGCCGGCACTGGTGCAGCGTTCGGTGCTGGTGCTGGTGGTGTGGTGTCAGCGAAGAATCCTCGCACTGATGGCGCACGGTTTATAAAAGGAATCGCAGCGGTCTTGTTTCCTTGCACAGCGGTGAACGCAAGCGGTGCAGGAGCGCCAAGCGCCCGTGGTGTGAGGAAAGGAAACGCAAGGGTTTGCGCCATCAGATAGCGACAAGACCCGAAGCTGAAAGTGTGAGCGTAATATTGGTGCCATCAGGGACAACAGCGAAAGCTGCGCCAGCTGCAGTGGCGTTCCAAAAACAGATCAGCCGTGATGTGGAAGCGGTGCCAGTGTCTTTAAACATCGCAAAGCTCACAATGGTGGAACCTGTCACAGATGTAAACACTGGATCTGCAGCATCAAGCACACCACCAGTTGAAGTTTTTGATGAAAGATTTGCCGAGCTTGCAACAACGCCTGACAGATCATCACGGAAATCATGTGCAGCAGAGTAAACGTAGGTGCTGCTCATCGCAGCAATCTTGATGTCATCAACCAGAAAGTCAATGTCTGCGTCTGCAAAGGCTTTCATGCCTGTCGGATAAACAACGTTTGCCATCAGTTCAACCTTCTTTTTTGGATCATGCGAGAACACCTGCTGGGACTGAAACCTCTAACACTGCAAGCGCCCATTTAGCGGTCGATACAACCTCACCGATAGTTAGCCCAAGGATGTGTACTGGGCCTGTGATCGTCGCCCCTGAAGGCAGTGTCAGCACTGCTGTGCGCGTACCATCAGCTGTTGCTGGGATGTTCGTGAAGTTCGTTGCAATGAACTCAAGATTGGTTTTCAAGCGTGCCGGGTAGTTTGTGTCTGGTGTGCCACTGGTGGACCTTTCACCAGAGATGACTAGCTCCAAGCTGTGTGTGGTTGGTTGCACCAAGGGTTTGCGTGCAGTCATACCAGTGACACCAGCAAGTTTAATGTTTGACGCTTCAAGTTGTGCAGGTTGCCAGAACGTCCACAAGTTTCTGATCTTGATTGCACTGTTACCCAGCGCCACAGCGTCAAAGGTGATTGACGATGCGGTCACAATGCACCAGCCAGGAACAGTGAAGCCTTGTTGGCCCTGATGACTTCTAGCGCTGTTTGGCGTGGTGAACTGGTTTCGTTGATCGTGATGTTTGTCATTCCACCACCACCCTTGTTGACCAGTTGTGAAACGCCTTCAAGTAGTGCTTGTGCGTTTGATGCGTTCATGATGAATCCGTTGCTTGATGGTGTGAACAACTCGCGCCCATTCTCGTTCACACTGTAAGTGGTAGTTGGGAACACTGAACCACCTGCAGCTTTACCAAACCCACCGCCCTTTGTAGCCCTGCTCACATCCACATTGAAGTTTCCAGTGGTTGCGTTATTAGGTAACACAATTGGAATCACAACAGGGTTTGCGTTGGCTTGACCCTGCAACCCTGCAATCAGGTCACCAATCATTGTGCCAGGTGGCCACAAGGCAGTGGTCAAAGCGATTGCATCAGCATCAGCTTCTGCTTGTAACTGTGCAATGTACGGTGCCAGTTCAGGCAAGACACCAAGAACCATCTGTATTTCAGCAGGAGTCAACTCACCATTCATCAGATCAATCAACACGTTTGCTTTGGCAAACTCATCATCTCTGATTGCATCAGCAACAGCAAGACGCAACTCAGGTGGCGCGTCATTCAAATCCTGTTGGAACAACGCAAGGATTGTTTCAAACTTGATCCGTTCTTCTTCAGCTAATGAGATTTTCACAGCAAGATCAATGGTTGCTTCATCTAACCCAGCCAGCCCAATGTACTCAGCAATTTGCTCTGGTGGAATGTTCGCATTTTTTAGTGTTTCTTCAAGACGCTCACGGAAAATTGCGCCAAGGAAACGTGGGTCACCACTCTTAGAAGTAATTGCCTGTTCTAGAACCCCACCAGCTTTTTCCCCAAACGTGATGATTGCCCCAACAGCAGTGTTCTGCTCATCTGTGTAATCACCCAAAGCAGACTTCACAATGTCAAACTCTTTTGGCAAAGAACCCAACGTGTCAAACAGCCCTTTGTACGCACCGTTCATGTTGCCAGCAGCTTTTGCTGAATCATCCAAGAATGATGAACGCTCAATCACTTCTGTAAATGTTTTGCCTGCAGCAGTTGATGCACCAAAAGTTGTTTCTAAAGCTTTCACACGGTCATTGAAATTTTTGACCCCATCAGTGATGGATTCAATTGTGCCTGTGCGTTTTTCTTCCAGCTTGATTGCTTCTTGTTGCTGACGGTTCATTTGTTTCTCAGCAACAGTTGCATTGACTGTTGCCACAGTGCGTTCATCAATCATCTTTTGTGACTTGCCGATGAACTCCATCTGGGTCTTGTAAGCGTCAGAAGATTTGACCATTCCATCAGCTTGCGCTTTCAGGTCATCAAGAACTTGCTGTGATGCGCCAGGCCCAAAGGAATCCAAGAAAGTTTTGAATGCCTTGTCAGCTTCTTCAATGTCTGCTGTGAACCCGCCAATGGTTACTTCTGCGCCAAGGCCCTGCCAGATACCAGCAAACTCTGCGCTCTTATCTTCAACACGCACCAGCTCAGAAAACGCTTTGCCAAGTTCCTCGTTTGTTCCACCCATGGATGAACGGGCACCATCAAAAGCTTTGGCCATCTTGGCATCAATATCATTCATGGAGTTCAGAACAGTTGCAGTGGTCTCAGCGATACCAACAGCGATACCAACAAAGGCTATTGCGCCAGCGGCTTTGCCAACCTTGGTCATTGATCGTGAACCATCTTCGCCCACGATTGTTAGCTGGTCACGCATTTTGATTGCCTGCCCTGCAGCAGCAGCGAAACCGCCACCCACTGTTGCAGCCAAAGCAGCTGTGGTGCCCAACCCTCCAACAGCTGTGAGTATGCCAGGGTTCAACTCGTTCAACGCACCGGCTGCACCAGCAGCTTGCCCAGCAAGACCACCAAGAACACCACTGGCGCCCTTGCCCACTGCCTCACCAAGGTCACCCACGTTATTTTTTAGGATGGTCATTTGCCCGGAAAAACTGGTTGCTTCTTCTTGTGCGAATCCACCAACAGATCCAGCTAAAGCGTCAAAGACTGCTTTGCCTGCATCAGTCTTTGCTGCTGTCGCATCGACCTCCACCCCCATTTTTTTTAGGGCACCAACCGAACCGTTTAGACCCTTGCCGACGGCCTTACTCGCTGCCTCCAGCGATATACCCATCTTCTGTGACAAGTCAACAATCAAAGGCGAAAGGCTTTTAGTTTGATCTTCTGTTGCACCCATCTGCACAAGCAGAGACTGCGCACCAACAATGGCATCAGCATCAGCTGCAGTGACCTTCTGCAAACCTGCAGCAACCTCAGTCAAAGCCTCACCATTATTAGTGAACGCATTGCTGCTGTTCTTAATGGAGTTTTCTAGCTTCTTGACTTCACGATCAGCTTCATCAGACATCATTGCAAGCTTCGCAAAACCGCCCACAGCAGCAAGGCCACCAAGGGCAACAGCTGAACCAACTGAAACCATTTTGCCTGAAACCTTGTCAAGACCTTTAGTTGCTTTCGTAAGGTCTTTTTCTGCAGAATCACCTAGTTTGCCAAACTCGCGTGCAGCACCAGAAGCATCAGCATCAATGATCATTTGTAAGCGTTCAAGGAAAGCCATTTGATACCGCCTCGTTCAGAAGTCGCAGATCCCTAAAACTTAGGCTTCTGGTTTGGTCTGGGGTCCAGTTGAATTTGAGCGCACACCAGATGATCCATCCGTCTGTGGATCTTCCACCGCTTTTGGGTTTGCACCCTCATAAATCACAGGCAAATCTTCTGGTACTTGCACAAAAATCTGTGTGATGTTTCGCATGGTGATCTCTGCTGGTTCACTACCAGTTTTGGTGCATGCAAGTTTGTAAACAAAGCTTGCAGATTTGGCTGACCTAAAAGGATGAGACATAACAATGAACCATTGTTCATCACAGTCTTGTTCTAGTTCAACCAAATCTGCCAGCGTGAAATCAGCCAACCTGACTTGCCCGTTGGCTGTGACGACGGCCCACTCGTCAGCCATATCAGGTACCTACGCTGCTAACAGTTGAAGCAGCTGATCCGGTCCCAGATACCTCTACTGCGCCGCTCACTGACTGGGTGATGCTCAGATCAAAGTGTGCTTGGCCAAAGAAATATTGGGCTGTGTTTGAGCTGTCTGGGTACAAATAGAATTTGCGCCCAGCAGCCACTGAATTAGTGATGCCGTACTGCGAACCTGCAGCAGTGTCCCAGTAACCCGCGAACGAAATAGCGCCGTCGGGATTTCCCACGACATAAACCTTACTAAGGTCGCCGAACGCCGTAACTTCCGTTTTGTCTGTGGTGCTATCAAGTCCCCAAGTGTTGAGGTTTGCAACTGGTGTTGCAGCACTAGTGCCATTAGCGGAAGCGTCGATATACACACGCCCGCGTTTTCCACTGATCGGATTAGCCATCTGTTTCTTCTTTCACTAGGCCACACGATGCAAGCAACGTGTGGGCATTATTTGGAAACGTACGATCAGTGACCACACGTTTTGCCTGCTGCGCAGCAATTTGCCGCTCAACTGGATTTGCAAGCGCCCAGCGGATTAGTTCGCCAAGCTCTTCAGGGCTTTCAAAAGTAGGGAGCATAGGGAACAACTCATCTGATTCACCACGAGACTGACGAGCAAACCAAGTGCCAGAAGCAGCTAGTTCAATTTCTCTTGGACCAACAGACCACCCATCAGCCCCATCAACCACATCACCATTGGTTTCAGTGCGGTAGAGATTGAAACTGGTTTTGGCGCCACGGTACAACTCAGCTGTCTGCTGATTATCTATGCAATCTTCAAGGTCATGCACAACATGTTCAGCAATGCTGGCTGGTGTGTTCTGCCAGTTACCCGCCAACGCAAGATCAATGCCACTGAAGTTGCAGCGTTCTAAGAATGCAACCCTGCTTGGGTAACCAGTACCAACAAACACACAGTCGCTGTGGTAGTCCTCGTTTGCTTCGCCTTGAAAGTGGATGTCAGGCCGGTATGCGTGTGGTGTGTACACAGCTTTGGTCAGCTGCAAATACTGGTTGATGTTGGTTGGGTCATTCAAAGCCACCACATCAAAGTGCGGTGCAATCAACAACTGGCGTGATTCCTCATAAGGTGATTCCGTCATCACACAAGCTGTTTTGATTCCACGCCCACGACAGACTTCTAAGAACTGTGGATCAACAGTGAACCCTGAAACAAACACAATGACTTGTGGCCACCAGTACAGCACTGATTGTGGCAGCCCACTAATTGCGAAACTGTACACATCTCTGGTTGTGGGGAAAGCTTTGATGTAGGTGCCATCATCCATGCCAAGGTGGGCAACGCTGCCCCATGTGAGACGATCACCAAGATTGTATTGCTGGACCTCATGCCCTAGTTCTGTGAACCCTTCACACCAACCATCAAACACATCTTGCACACTGAAGTTGGGGCCAGGGTGAACAACAAGGATACGCACTCAGAAAACCTTGCCCAGTGCTTCAACCTGTTTCCGTTTGTAAGCGCCAACAGCACTTGGTGTGCCAGCCTTGATTCCATTGGACCAAGCTTTTTTGCCTTTGGTGCCAGGATGGCGCGTGTATGCAGCAAAGTTGCCGTTGCCCCACGCTATCACCTTGCGCCTTTTGGCACCCTTGCGAGCACCAGAAAGTGCTTGTGCAGTATCAGCGCCACCCATCATTGCTGATATGAGGTTGGCACCTTTACGCATCTTTGCTGTAGTACCAGGCACAATGGCATGGGCTGATGCACCATACTCAACAACTTTCCACACACCCATGGGAACAGCCTTTAGAACTGCTTGTGCTTTCCCACCAGTGTTTTCTAGGTCGTATCGTGCGTTGAGTTTGACACCACCTTTGAAACCAACCTTGGTGCGATCCTTGCCCCAGCGTGACAGCTGCCCATCCCCACCAGTAGCAGCCTTGCCTGAAGCAATCACAGCATCCTTGTAAACCAATGCTGCTGCAGCAACTGCTGCAGTGTTCACCTTTTCCATCTCTTGGCCTGCTTTAACAATCTTTGCACCGAACTCTGCGACACTATTAGAAGTGCCCATTAGATCATCACTCTGACTGTCAGATCAGCTGCGTAGTAGCCAACATCAGCCACAATCAGTTCACGATATGAACCGTAGGACTCAACGAAGAAGTCCATGCCTGGTGCATCTGCTTCTTCAATAGCTGTGATTGCAGAACTGGGGTCATCAGCATCAAGGAGCTGGTCCAACCCTGCCATCTGGTCAACACTTCTGCGTGACACCATGGCAATGACATCAACAGTGATTTCACGTTTGCCATCAAAGGTAAGTGGTTTCACGTTGAATCCGCTGATCATCACACACGGGACTGCCACATTGTCTGGTGGGTATCTGTACACGTTCAGGCCAGGCACATCACTAATTGCTTGGGCTAGTGCTTCCCTGATTTCACCATTGCTTACAGTGCTGCTCATGCGATACCAAAACTGTGTGCGTGCCTGTATGGTGCAAGAAAGTCTATTGCCCTTGGTGGTAGTGACTTGCCCACACGCATCACACCATATTCACCAAAGCCTGCAACACCCAGTGGGGATTCTTGCATCTTGGCTATTTCTGCAACCATGATTCTGCACGCCTGTTTCACTTCAAATGGGACTTTGGGCCAGCCCCACACACCAGTGATTTCCACCGTGTTCTGTCGCATGTTGAAGGTTGGTACAGGCCACTGCACACCACCAAGCAACTGCAGGCTTGTGTATGGTTCTGATGCTTGTGGTGCGTTGTATGGCAACAGCTGGTATGCGGTGGATGGGATGGTGGTGGAGTAGACACCATTACCTGTTGGGTCAGTCTTTAGTGTGGTGACGCTCACCAGGTCATTGAATGACCCAAACGTCAGGCTGTAGATGTCATCTGTTGCAAAGGTGCGTGCTTCTGTGGTCTGGAAAAACTCGCGTTCACAGTAGCGGTCAATCTTTCTTGAAACAGCTTCAACCACATCATCCAAAAGGCTTGTGTCTTGCACAAGGTTCTGGCCCACATAGGCCACAGCTTCAGCTTGTGTGAGATAACCATTGGTAATTGTCATGCGTTCATCTCCATGCTGCAGCTCTTACATCATCACCTTGCACATCGATCACATGCTTTGAGAAAGTGCGATCTAGAAGTTGTGCAAGCAAATCGGGGTCGATGTTGTTGTAGTACTCATCTGGTTGCAACTGCCCACCATCGGAAGCGGAGTGCGCTGGCCGACCATGTGTTGCTGCAGTGAAGATGAACAAACCAGTTTTCTTGTTGAGAAGGTCTCTGATGTGTTTGATGTGGAGCGGCCAATCAGGTGTGTGCTCAGCAACCTCGAGGTACAAGCCCACATCGAATGGTTGTGCGTTGCCGTAGTCGAGGATGTCGCCAACCCATGTGACACCTGGTCCTTGAACCAGATCAACAACTTCGAGTGTTGCGTTCTCGAAAAGGTAACTCGGTGAACCGTTTATATCCCGCCCGCCACAATCGAGCACGCTGCAAGGCCCAGAAGGCACCCATCGTTGCACCCATTCGAGAACTGCGTGATGCATCAGATCACCTCGGGTTTCCGCCACCAGAAGAAGTGTGCGACCAGTATCAGCGGCAACCACTGCACAGGTAGCACCTGCGCTGCCGCTAAGGCCATCACAGGCCCTGCAGCCGTGTGCAACAGGCGAACCGTGTCAGTAGCAACAAGAAGCTGTGCATACGCTAGAACGAGTATTAGAAGCGTCTGCCACGATGGCCGGTACAAAGCTGCCAAGGTTGCGCCCCACGGTGCGACCATCAACCAAGCGTCACGCCAACGCCCACGATGAGCTTCCATCGCAGTGATGACAGGATGCTCATACACTCTACGCAACACAGGCTGTGCGGTCACCTGGTCAAGTTGTGGTTTGCGAACAAACCACACAACAGCCGGCACAATCAAACCGATAAGCATGATCGGATGCCATGCCCACACCGCAGCAAACACAGGTGATGTTTCCTTAATGGAAGCGGCAACCAAAATCAGCAACACAGCTACAGGCCACAGGCCATGATCGAAACAAGCAACAGCCATGATCGCCACCGCCATCGCCGGTAAGTCAACGCCAACAGGTCGTACTACTTGCGGACCCCACACTCCAGGCAACGCCAGCAACAACACTGCTGCAGCTGCTGCACGTTCCCAACCAAGATCCGAGCACCACCACAACATGCCAACCGCTGCAACAACCCATGACGTAACCCACACCGCACGCCACCTGCGCAAATCATCCTTGCAAACAGTCGGCAACAACCATCTCAGATTGAACGGTCGTGCCACCGGTACACCACGACCAGCGAGGATGTACCTAGAAGCGTCAGGTCCTAGCATTATCGTCCGTGGTGCGTGGTTCTTCTGGCGGTGTCACACCCATTGTCTTGGTGTCACTGGGCCAGTAAACCCTGCCGCCTTTGTGATGCCCAACATGCGCTGTTGTATCAACGTAAACCTTGTGGCCTTGCTCGCCCGCACGCAAACAAAAACTCACATCTTCGCCTAGCGCCCACTCTGAGCCGTCATCACCAAAGCGGATATCGAAACCAAACCAGCAGTTTGTGCTACCACCACTCTGATCAAACATCTGTTGCAACACGCTGCGGTGAATCAGTAGGCAACCAGTGCCGGTTGCTGCGACCTCGGCCAGCTGGTTCGGAGCCCAATCGAGCATCACCTGCGTGATCGTCTGCGGGTTATCAATGAACAGTGTGGGTATCACACCATCAGCGGTGAGGATCACACACAACGCACCAAGGATCTTGATGTCATGTTCGACCGCTCGTGCAACCATCTGATGCATCAACTGCGGTTCAAACACCATGTCAGTATCAACAAACCACAACCACTCGGCATCCGTGTACGTCTTCAAGAACTCGTCGCACAACCTGTTGCGAGCCTTCGCAAGGTTCGCTGTGGCCTCGAGCGCAACGTAATTGTGCAGTAGGCGCAGATCAATCGGGTTCGGTGACTCAGGTGCGTCGAGCGCTTCCCACACTTGCACCGCACGTTCACGATCCCAAACGTCAAGTTCCCAGAAGGAACGCATGAACCGTGTTGAGATGTCGTGGCCTGTTGACGGGAACGCCAGCAGGACTTGTCCAGGGTGATCAAAAGTTTCTTGCATGTTTGTCCTTTGGTTGATCGGGGTTAGGTGGTGGTGCAAGCAAGCCCACTGCTTGCACCACCCATCCTAGTTAACTCAGGAAAGAACCTGCTTGAAGCCTGTTCCCTGCAGGTTGCAGGTGGCTACTGGGTAGCGTCCTGCGGTGAATGCCGAGTAGCCGTAGGTCACCATGGTGACGTTCAAGCTGGCTGCGGCAACCTCGTTGAGGGTAAGCCCGATTGGTGCTGATCCATCTTCCATGAACAACACATCGGCCTTGCGGGTGATGATGATCCGGTCCTCATCGGTGCTGGCACCGAGAACGATTGGGACACCTGCGTCAGTTACGACCGGCACGCCAGCAATGGAGCCGACTGGCCCGTACCCTGCGGCAATTCCAGCGCCAGAAGAGTTGAAGGCGTTGTAACCCTCGATGGCGACCAACGG